AATAAAGAAAAAACCAGGTAGAAAACCAAAAAAGAAATTATATTTTGGTATGGAAGTTCAAGATGCTATTATAGAATATAATGCATCTAAAAATGATTCTAAAAGAAATAAAATATATCAAGAAAGAATACATCCAGCATTTGATAAACTTGCAGAAAATATAATAAATACATTTAAGTTTCAATATTTTGATGTTCCATTTATTGATGTAAAACATGAAGTAGTTGCATTTATGGTAATAAATATGCATAAATATGACCACACAAAAGGTTCAAAAGCATTTAGTTATTTTTCTGTCGTGGCTAAAAATTATCTTATTCTTCATAACAACAATAATTATAAAAAATTAAAGAGTCATAATACAATAGATTATTTAGATAAAGATATTAATTATAATAATAATGATTATGATTTAAAAGAATTTACTGAAGAAATAATTGAATATTTTGATACCAATTTAATCAATATATTTAAAAAAGATAGGGATTTAAGAATAGGATATGCAATTGTTGATTTAATGAAACAAATGGATGAAATAGAAAACTTTAATAAAAAAGCTTTGTATATTCTAATACGAGAAATGACTGATGTTGAAACAGCACATATCACATCAGTTGTCAATACACTCAAAAAACATTACAAAAAACTAATTAATACATACCACAGTGAAGGAACAATTACTAGTTATAAGTCAGGTTCTTTCTTCTAAAGAATAAAAAAAACCCACTACTTTGTTAGTGGGTTTTTTATTTTAAACAATTTCTTACAAATTTAATATTTATATATGAATAAATACATTCAAGAGGAGATTGTATGTCAGACAATAAAGAAATATTTGAAGGTAAAACCTTCCAAGATTTAACAAAAGATATCTATGAGAATACCACGAAGCGTAAAACTCAAATAGATTTGTTAATATCAGAGATACATGGATTCATTCAAACCATAGATGATGTGGTAATGGTTGCTCCAATTATAAAAGAGTATATGGATACAGCTGTTAAGAATGATGAGCACCTTGTTAAATTAGCTGGAGTACTTCAGAGAATTATATCTAAATCATCTAGTGGTGATGAAGAAAGTATGTTATTATCGGATTCAGAAAAAGACGAGTTAATGGCTACACTTCAAGATACAGTTCAAGATTTAGAAAATGAACAAAGTAGACTTGAAGGTATAAAAAATAAAACAATAAATCCAAATATCACGGAGAGTTAAATGGCTTCATTATTTACAACAGTACCAGGAAATACAGTTAGAGGATTTGGTGGTAGAATAAGACCAATACCATTTTATTTACAATTTGTTCCTGGAGTTTGTATTGAAACAGTTACTGGTGTAACTGCTATGGGTTCAAATAATAGTGAAGATAATGTGAACTCTATATTAGCTATACCACACATTTATGATGGACCTCCAAAAAAGAAATCAGCACTTGATGATAATGATAGATATTTTCCATTAATGAGAGGTATGTTTGAAGTACCTGCTAAGGGTGATCCAGTTTTACTTTGTAGTATAAGTGGTAGACAATATTATTTAGGACCTTTAAATACACAAAATAAATGTAATTGGAATGACGATGTTTTTGATGTTAAAGACTTTCCAACTCCTGAAAAATTTGCAACTAGAGAAAGGAGAGCTAGGGTAGCACAAGGTCAGTCATTAAATTTTATAAAACAAGGATATAGTAGATTAGCTAAAGATTTAAATGAAGTTTTAGACAACGATAAAGCTTATAGTGAAACTCATGGTGATATGATGTTTGAGGGTCGTCATGGTAATAGTATAAGAATTGGTAGTAGAAAAGAAGACCCATATATTTACATATCAAATTCTAGAGACATTCAAGATACATATGAAAATTTAGGTGTAGGTACATTAATTAGTATAACTAAAAATGGAACTTTAGCTCAACATTTTGGTGGTTATTCTTTTTTATTAAATGAATCTTTTGATGAAGATCCATTTCCTGATAATCCTGATGGTGGTGCGACAACTGAAGATGAAGAAAGAGAAATTGAAAGTATTAATGGATTTACATTAGCTTCTGATTTACTATTACCAAATGAAACTCAACCAACAAGATTAATGGGAACATTGGTTTCAAGTGTAAACAATGATGAAGATGTTAGTGAACTTATATATGGTTATGGTGATAACCAACTTTTACTTCATTCGGATAGAATTACTTTGAATTCCAAATTAGAAGATATGTACTTATCATCACATAGAGATATACATATAGGTGCTAGAAGACATTTAACAATATCAACTAATGAAGATTTAATTATAGAATCAGAAAGAACATTTTTAGGTAATCCTGTTAGTGGTGGTGAAAGTAGAGATATGGAGCCAATGGTACATGGGAAAAAATTAGTTGAATTATTGACTGATTTTTTAGCGGTAGTAAAAGATGCTCAATGTGTATGTCAAGGTGCACCAATACCATTACCAGGAGTAAAAGCACAAATAACTCCATTAGAACAAAAATTAAATGACTTATTAAGTAATAAACATTTTATAGAACCAAATACATAAAAATAAATAGAGGTATAATATGAAGAAAAAAACAACTACAAGAAAAACAATAAGACAAATTGTTAGAGAAGAAGTTGCTATGGCAATTCATGAAGTGATAGATGAATTACAAAAACCAATTCAACAAGAACAAAGAAAGGTTGAAAAAAAATCATTTACAAAAAATAGTGTTTTAAATGATGTATTGAATGAAACCGCTGAGGGTGGTGATTGGAAAACTGTGGGTGGTGGACAATTCACAACTGAAAGAATGAATGAATTAGTTGGTGGACAATATGGTGATATGATGAGTGAAACACCACAACAAGTTCCATCAAGTGACCCAATGGCTCAATTTTTAAATAATGATTATAGAGAAGTTTTAAAAAGAACCGAAGAAAAACAAAAACAAAAATATGGAAAATAAACAATGGGATTAAGACAAAATTTAATTGACGCTGAATTAGAAGCAGCTAAAATCGCTGGTAGTGATATAACAGAACCTACACCAGCTATGATAAAAAAAGCTGAACTTACAACAAACGCTATAGTTGATTTTTTAACACAAGCTAAATTTACAGTTACAAAGTTCAATGCTCCAATAATCCTTGAAGATTTTATGATACCACCACAAAAAGGAGATATTTTAACTTCAGTAACAACAGAAATTCCCGCTGGTGGTGTACAAGTTGTAGGTAGCCCAGCGTCTCAACAATCAGTAGCTCCCACAATCGCGACTGTTAAACAAGGTACTGATGGTGTTAAGACTCATAAGATAGATATTTCAAAAGACGCTGGTGGTTTATTATCAACTGGTTATGCTTTTATTGGACAAGATCCAAAATCACAAGCAGAATTTGATGTTACAACTGAAGATAATCAAAGTACTAATACAGCAGTTAAATTAATTAGAGGGGATATAGAGGACTTAATATAATGGCTATAAAAGACACATCAAGAAAACCTTATATAGTAGATAATGATACTAATGTTAAAGTTGGTATTGATTTACCAATTCGTAGAGGTGATAGAAAAGATGGGTGGTTCGCTTCAACAACAACCACGATAGAAGCTGTTAAAAACAATATAAAAAATTTATTGAGTACTAATCAAGGTGAAAGATTTATGCAACCAAATCTTGGATTAAATTTAAGAGAGGTGTTATTTAATCAAATTGATGAAACCACGATATTAGCAATACAAGATAAAATTTTAGATGTATTTGAAGTTTGGTTACCATTTGTTGAGGTTAAAGATATTGAAATTAAAACAAACGAAGATGATAAAATAGTTGGGTCTAGTGAAATTAGAGTAGTTATTATTTTTAACATAACACAAGATCCAGACACATTAGATTCTGTTATACTAAATTTTTCAAGTGATATAAATGACAATGTAAATTCATCATTAGTAGGTGGTGGATATTAATATGGAGATGAAATATGCCAAATTATGGTAAAGATGATTTTAAAGAATCAAATGTAAATTATTTAAATAAAGATTTTGCATCATTAAAGAACTCTTTAATAGATTATGCAAAATCATATTTCCCAAATTCGTATAGAGATTTCAATGAAACATCACCTGGTATGATGTTATTAGAAATGAATGCTTATGTTGGTGATGTATTATCATTTTATATTGACCAACAATATCGTGAAATGATGTTACCATTAGCTGAAGAAAGAAGAAACATAATTAATATGGCTAAGATGTTTGGTTATAATGTAAAACCAACAGTTCCTTCTTATGTAAATTTAACATTTACACAAGATTTAGATGTTATAGGTGATGACTCATCAAAA